AATAAAATATCCAGGTGATATAGATATATATAATATTGCAAAATTACTAAATATATCTATACTTGTCATACATAATCGCACAGAATATGGTAAAGGTGTAAAAGTAGAAAAACGCGCAGGAGATAAGGATTTAAATATAACTATTTCAGTATACAAAGCTGATGATAATATAGACCAACGACCATTAATAATATTATATAGAAAGGTAGAAAAAACAAATATAAGTTATTTCATAATAAAGAATACTGAAATAACAGAAACATTTTATATGGAATTACAAGATGCTCCCGAAGATATTAAAAACAAAATATTAGATTCTTCTAAATCAAGTGATATGTCATCTTCTACATCTACAACATCTATATGATTTTAACTTTTTGTTCAGGTAGGTTATAACACTTATTGTCTTTTTGTTTTAGATTGAATTGTATATCCAAATCATTTTCAATGCAATTATTATAAGTTTCTTCTTCTTCCTCCTGAATATCCTCTAATTCTTCTTTTTCATCTGCAAGATCTTTGAGTAATTCCATCATGTGTTCTTCATCTATTAAAATACGACTATCACCAGTTCCACAAGGTGGTTGTTGTCCTAACATTACATTTGCTGATACACCATTTACTTTATCATATTCAGCAAATATACTAGCATTAATTAACATGTCTGTTGTTTCTTCAAAAGAGGATTTAGCAAGTGGTCCAATATCACCTCGATTTATACCATGACGATCAATAGACATAAGTTGTCCCTTATAGGTCATTGTATCAATTAGTAGAGACATATGTCTGAAATTCATAGAACCTTCACTGGTTACAGCAACCAATTCTTTATAAAGAGCATTGCGTGCTGCTTCAATACCAAGAGTATCATAAATTTCGCGAATATCATTAGAAATTGTTCGTGAAGAGTCTATATTAGGATTTGCAAGAATATCTATTAAATTTGTTCCATCAGTATCAAGAACCCATTCTACAATATTATCAAACTTATTGTTTTCATCATTATATTTTGTATATTTCTTTTTATTTAATGATACCTTTTTAATACCTTTATAACCCTTCAAAATAATTTGATAAACGATATTATGTTCAATTGCTTTAATTGTTGCAATTTCATCTTTGTCATCAATATCTTTTAGTGCTATTTCAGTTAATTTTATTCTGAATACACATTCTTCTGCGTTGTCATCACTATATACACAATCAATATATTTATCATATGCTAAATTCAATTTAGTATAAATATCAATCATTTTAAGTCCAAATAAATTCATATTAGATTTATTGAAAACCAATCTAAGAACCCAAGGAGAACTACTACGTGCCTTGCAACTATTACTTTCAATTTCTTCAAACTCTTTGTATACTTTCATAATACCTTGATCCTTTTCGATATTAGTATCATAATATTCACCATTATCCCAATAAATTTCACTATATTCTAATATATCAGATAATTTAGTAATTTCAATAGAGTTTTTAATATTCATAGCATGATTCTTTGTGATATCAATACGTGAATCAGTAATTTCCCCATCATCATTCATATCTGGATTTACAATACTTGCAACATCCTGTTTCATATAAATAATTAATGTTGGTGTTTTAGTTTTCTTTGTAGCTGATAGAATTTCTTTAAGACGAGGTACTCCTGACGTTGCTTTAACAGCAGCAGCTGTACCAGAAACGTGGAAAGAATCTAGTGTCATTTGTGTACCTAATTCACCAATTGTTTGCGCAGCTACAATACCAACCATTTCACCAGGTTGAGCAATTGCTTGTTTAAAGTATTCATTAATTTGTTCAATAATCCAATCAAATATTTCTTTTGTAAAATGATAATGAAATATTAATTTCTTGGGATTTAAATGAATTCTTAATAAAATATGAAAGAATTTAGTACCTTGGGTATTACTCTTAATACACAAATCCTTTTTAATTTTTTCAATAGCATTTAATACATAATCTGGTGTTAAATTTGTTTTAAATGCTTTTATACCTATTGATTGAAGACGTTTGTGTGCATTATTGATAATACGTTCAAATGGAATTGGATAATTGATAATCTTCTTTTTTTCACCACCAAATACATATTTGATAAGAAATTCTTTGTCATTAAGCATTTCTTCAAAATGTTTAGTGCATTTTTTATAAGTATCTGCTTTAATTGTTTCAAATGCTTCTGTTGTCATATGAAGAGCAGGATTATCAGTTGATTTCAAATGATATTCTTGATTTATTTCTAAGGTATCCTTTTCAATAGTATTGATAACTTGTACCTCTATTTTACAACCATTCATACCATCTTCACCATAAATATATTGTATAATTGAACCAATAGCAGTTCTTACAGTATTATCATAGTGAATTTTAGAATCTTCCATTGCCTTTACTAATCTGCGTTGAATATATCCTGTCTCTGATGTTTTTACAGCTGTATCAATAAGACCTTCACGCCCACCCATCGCATGAAAGAATACTTCTTGTGGAGATAGTCCTGAGATGAAACTATTTTTGACAAATCCTCTTGCTTCTGGACCATCATCATACTTTGTAAAGTGAGGCAAAGTTCTATCTGTAAAACCATATGTAATACGTTTACCATCTACATTTTGCTGACCAACACAAGCAATCATTTGTGCAACATTTGTTTCCTTACCTTTTGATCCAGATTTAACCATATTAATCATTCTGTTTTTATTTTCATCAATTTGTGATAAACCAATTTTTCCAACTTCACTTGTTGTTTCATTAAGAATACCGATGATTTCACGTTCAATATATTCTTCATTATTAAAGATACTATTGTTATCAATTGTACCTCTGCGAATTTCATCAAGTTTATCATAAGCCTTAGTTTTCATTTCTTTAATTTTATTTTTAAGATTTTTGTCTGTTTCTTTATCAGTAACTAAGTCACTAATACCAACACTAAATCCGGCTGTAAGTAACCATCTACACACTAAGCGCTGTGTATTATCTAAAAATTTTCGCGTTTCAAATGGTCCATAATCGTGATATATTACAGGAATCAATCCTGTCGTAATACCGTGAAATACATTTTTATCTAGATTACCTTTTTCTAATTCACTATTATTTATAACTACTCTTTCGTCTTTTTTATTTTTTCTATTTATGTAGAGACCAGGTGGCAATATTTGCGAATAAGCTTCCTTTCCTGTATATGTATATTTTTTATCAGGTTTCTTTAAACTACCACCGAAATAACTATTAACCATTTGAATATTTGCCAGTGTTTTATCTTGTATATTTGTAATATCCTTCGTTAATCTATATGAACCCAATAATGTATCTTGAACAACTTCAATAATCGGCTTACCATCTCTCGGTGCCAATATCATATATGGAACAGCCGCTATATCCATTAGTTCATTCATTGTTTGAACACTTTGAGGACAATGCAAATTCATTTCGTCTCCATCAAAATCTGCATTATATGGAGGAGTATCTAGAACATTCAAGCGAAATGTTTGATATGGCATAATAACTACTTTATGACACATCATAGACATTTTATGTAAAGAAGGTTGTCTGTTAAATAGAACAAAATCACCATCTTTAAGATGTCTATGAACTACATCTCCATATTTTAAATCGTTAGAATTTTGTTTCAAATCCTTTGAATATTTTAGATTAATAGTTGTATTATTTTTTTTTATGTATTTTGCACCTGGCCAATTATTAGAACCATTCATTACAAGTTCTCTCATTTTTTCAATATTATATTGATTTACGGTTTCCGGAAAAGTAATATTGATAGCTACTTTAATAGGAACTCCCAATTCATCAATACTAATATAAGGGTCTGGTGTAATAACAGAACGTGCTGATTGATCTACGCGTTTACCATTAAGATTGCCTCTGATACGACCTTCCTTCTTTTTCATGCGGTCTGATACAGATTTAAGTTTACGACCGTTTCTTTGTTGCGAAGGAGCTAATCCAGGTATTTGATTATTAATAAATGTAAATACATGATATTGTAGAAGCATAGTAATATACTTAATAGTATCTTCCGATGCTCCTTTATTGATTTTATCAATAATACTGTTATTAGTCTTAATAATATCACTAAGTTTATGTGTTAAATCATCTTCCCTTCTTTGACCATTCTCTTCAATAATACTAGGGCGAACAGCTGGTGGTGGAACAGGCAATACTGTGCAAATCATCCATTCTGGTCTATTCCATTTTGGATTAAATCCCATCATTTCCATTTCACGTTCAGTAATTCTTTTGAATATTTTGAGGATATCTTCAGCTGTAAATTCTTGTGATATTTTTTCATCTTTTTTTTTATCCTTCCATTCTGCAATAATTTTCATTGCATTTTCTTTATAAATTTTAGTAGGACGTAAAGCACCACATCCAACACCACCATCATCACCACAAGATCTTAACTTAGTTGTTGTATTACATAGTTTATAATAAGCCTCCCATCTTTTTTGGTTATTTTTAATTGAAATAATTTTTGCCATATCGTTTTTAAAATCTTTATGTTCTGTATCTGGTGAAATTAAACATTTAGAACATTTATAGCAAACACAATTAAGTAGTTTTTTAACAATATCGAAAAACATTGCATGAAATACTGGTTTCGCTAATGCAATATGTCCAAAATGTCCGGGGCAGAAAATATTCTTTTGCTCGCAAGTACAACAAATACGATTATGTTCTAAAACTCCCATGCGCGAATCAAATAAACCACCAATAATTGGTTCGCTACCTGCATACGTATCTGTTTTATTGATTTCTACAACAGAGCGTTTGATAATTTCATCCGGTCCCAGTACACTAAATTGAATACCTTTAACCTCTTGGATTTCAACTTTCTGGTCATTGTAAGATAGTTCTGGATAAATTGACATATCTCTTAATAATAGTAGTTAAAATAACTCGTCTTATGTTTAAATTATTTTTTAAAAAAATATCAATTTTTATTTTTTATTGCTTTCTAAATAAATTTGCAAAGTCTTCATAAAATAAATATATTAATGTAATAAATATTGCTATTATAATTGAAAGTACTATAAAATATCCATTTTTCCTACCTTTAAAAGGTACTCCTTTAAACGGCATTGATAATAAAGATATTATAAATGATGTAGGTAAGAAAATAGCAGCAACAATTGTCAATATACGAGATGTTCCAGAATCTAAATATGCTATTCTTTGCATAGTTCCATGTCTTGTTTGTTCTAAACTATCTTTTAGATTAACAACATTATTTTGAAAAACTTTAATGCGATTTTTAAATAATTCGTAATCATTATTATCTTTATCATAGTTTATAACTATAATAATACGCGATACAATCAGAATCATATCATTAACAATATTATTGTACGATAAAATATAATATAACAATTTATCTAAATATTCAATCATTTTATAACTATTGAAAAAATCTAGCCATGTTACATGTTTTTTAATGACATATAGTATTTCATTAATTCTACGGTAATCTCTTTCGCATTTATCAATTATATTAATAAATAATTTTAATATTTTTGCATTTTTATCTATAAAGCTGAGCTTATCTATGTCATCTGTAATAATATATTTTTCTTTTTCTAAATAAAAAATTGTTTTATATATATATAGTCCTTGTATTATTTCCGTTAATAAACTCGAATAATCTAAGCCAGTTTCATATTGTGTATTTGCTCCTTTTAATTGCTTTGAATTATTATAATCAAGTATTGGTATACTAAGTGAAAAATAAAATTTTTTATCATTAACAATTAGTTTTTCTTTTTTCGTTAATATTTTATTAATTTTAATTTGGTCTAAATTATATTTATCTATATTATTATATGTAATAATGTTCATTATATAAATCTATTAGATATAGAATATTTTTTAAAATATTATAAATCTTAATTTTTCTTCTTGGTTTTTCCACATCAGTTATAGTAAACTTTATTCTTGGTTTTTCCACATCAGTTATAGTAAACTTGTTTATAGGTTTTTTCACATCAGTTATAGTAAACTTTATTCTTGGTTTTTCCACATCAGTTATAGTAAACTTTATTCTTGGTTTTTTCACATCAGTTATAGTAAACTTTATTCTTGGTTTTTCCACATCAGTTATAGTAAACTTGTTTATAGGTTTTTTCACATCAGTTATAGTAAACTTGCTTCTAGGTTTTTCCACATCAGTTATAGTAAACTTTATTCTTGGTTTTTTCACATCAGTTATAGTAAACTTTATTCTTGGTTTTTTCACATCAGTTATAGTAAACTTGTTTATAGGTTTTTCCACATCAGTTATAGTAAACTTGTTTATTGGTTTTTCCACATCAGTTATAGTAAACTTTATTCTTGGTTTTTCCACATC